ACTACAAAGACCAAGAAGAGTTTATCATTAATCTTCTCACTTGGTTTGAGAACACACCCGACAGAGACCGTTTGTTCAAGCTCGTTGGGAATCTCAGCAAGGACACTGTGCAGAATAATGCCGATGATGGAGTCTCTCAGCGCGTCAATGTGACAAAAGGCGTTACGTTCAAGGACACCAAGACCATCAAAGACCCTATTTTCAAGCTCATTCCTTACTCGACATTCAAGGAAGTTGACCAGCCTGTCAGAACTTTCTTGCTCCGCGTCAAAGGCGGAAACGAAAACTCAGCCCCACGAATCGCACTGTTTACCGCCGATAATGGACGTTGGGAAATCGAAGCTCAGGAAAAAGTCAGTGCGTACATTAAAGCCAAATGCCCCGATATTACTGTTATCGGTTAATTTATGAGCTACTATCCACATATTAAGCCCCTTGCTGAAAAGGCGAGGGGTTTGATCGAAGAATATAAACTTGCTTATCTTGTTATGGAGACACGCACAGGCAAGACACCGACCGCCCTTTTTACATTGGCGAAATTAGGCGTGAAAAATGCTCTATTCGTCACCACTAAAAAGGCAATGTCAGGCGTTTTGAAGTATCACCCACGACCCGAATTTCCTTTCAAGCTCACTGTGATCAACTTCGATAGTGTTCACAAGGTCGAAGGCAAGTTTGACATAATTGTAATAGACGAAGCTCACAGCGTTGGAATGTATCCCAAAAAGGGAACCCGAATCAAAAAGCTCTTGCCACTGTGCAAGGATTTGCCGATCCTTTTTCTTTCAGCTACGCCAAGCCCCGAATCGCATTCACAGTTATTTCATCAATTTTATTTGTCGAGTTTTGGACCTTGGAGGAGGTCAATTAATTTCTATCAATGGGCGAGAGAATATGTCGAAATAACCACGTTTAAGATGAACGGCTATCAAGTAAGACAATATCACAAGACAAAGACCGAGAAAGTTATGAACGATGTCAAACACTTGTATATCACGTTTACCCAGCAACAAGGCGGATTTAGGCAAGTTGTTAATGACGTTTTCCACGATATAGAAATGTCGAATATTACTTATCGGCTAATCAAAAAGCTCACAGAAGATAGGATCATTAACGGCAAGGAAAGCCAAATAATCGCCGATACACCAGCAAAGCTCTTGCAAAAACACCATCAGTTATCGTCTGGAACTATTATCACAGAAGATGGCGAACGGCGCGTGATTGACGACTCGAAAGCTCAATATATTAAGACAAAATTTGTCGAAGAAATGAAAATTAAAACCATCGCTATTTTTTACAAGTTTACGGCGGAAAAGATAATGATTAAAAGCGTTTTTCCAACCGCCACAGACGACCACGAAGCATTCCAGAACGGCAAAAGCGATATTGTTCTCTTGCAGTTCAGGAGCGGACGTGAGGGCGTTGATTTGAGCCGTGCAGAATGTCTTATCTGTTTCAATGTGGATCATTCCTTCTTGAGCTATGAACAAACAAGGAATCGCCTACAATCGAAAGACAGAGAGACAACGGCAAATGTTCATTGGCTTTTCAATTCGTCAAGATATGGGATTGAAGAGAAAATTTTCAATGTCGTAAAGAAGAAAACGAAGTTCACAACCGCCCATTATAAGCGGATTAAGTTTGATGAGAAAAAACAGTTAAATCTATTTGAGGAGTGAAATTGAACGTACTTAGTCTATTTAATGGTATGAGTTGCGGATATATGGCACTTGAGCGAAATAATATTCAAGTGACACAGTATTTTTCAAGTGAGACCGATAAACACGCCAATACTTTATCTCAGTTCATTTACCCTAATATCAAACAAATTGGCGATGTTTGTTCTGTGTTCGCAAAAGACTTACCAAAAATTGACTTGTTAATCGGTGGCTCACCTTGCCAAGGTTTTTCTTTTGCCGGTAAACAGCTTAATTTTAATGACCCAAGAAGTAAACTGTTTTTTGAGTTTGTGAGAATTTGGCGAGAAGTTAGATCGATTAACCCAGACGCAAAATTCTTACTTGAAAATGTGAACATGAAAAAAGAGATTTTGAATGCAATCTCGCAAGAATTAGAAGTCTTTCCTGTGCGAATAAACTCAAAACTTGTTTCCGCTCAAAATAGAGACCGTTGGTACTGGACCAACATTAAGACAAAAAAAGTTGGTTTATTTGGCGATGTATATTCCGATATTCCACAACCGAAAGACAAAGGGATATTACTTAGAGATATACTGGACAATGGCAACACAGTAATCTACGATATTTACAACCATAGACCGAAAAGATTTTACTCAACAAAAGGGCCGACATTAAGAGGCGAAAGAGGCGGACTTAAAGTAACAGGCGGTGCGATACGTGGACGACCTAACGAAAAGGGCGAGCATATACAAAACCTTGAGAATAATAACCTTGAGAAGTCTAACGCATTAACATCTGTGCAGAAGGATAGTGTTTTAATTCATGTAGGAAACGCCGATATAAACGGCCACGATTCAATCAAACGAGTTTACTCTGACAAAGGGAAAGCACCTTGCTTGACAGGCATGAGCGGAGGAAACCAAGAGCCAAAAATCGCAATTAGAGAAAAATCAAAGACAGTCAGGTCATCGGGCCGAGACTCATACGACCGTCACGAGTGGGATAGTGTGGACGATTTACACTGGCGAAAATTAACAGTCAAAGAGTGTGCTAGATTGCAAACAATTCCCGAAAACTATATCGACAAAATGCTCGAAAGTGGTGTGAGTAATAGTCAACTCTATAAAATGCTTGGTAACGGTTGGACTGTCGACGTGATCGCACATATTTTTTCGTTTTTAGAGACAAGAAATAATTAACAACCAAAACAGGAGAAAAAAAATGAGTAACCTACCAACCGCACCAAAGCCAACGGAATTTGGATTTGTAGCAACCGACAACACAGCAGAAAAAATATCCCTTGCATTCAAGCCAATGATTGACACAATGGTCGATCTTGAAAAAAAGGCAAATATCATATTGCAAAAACCCGATTCTCAAGAGACAGCGAAAGAAGCTGGCGAATTGATGAAAAGATACGTCAAAACTCGCACTGGCACGGCAAGAATACACAAAGAAGAGAAAAAATATTATCTCTCAATCGGCAAATATGTTGACGCTTGGAAAAATACGCAATTGGCAATGGCAACAGGCAAAGAAGATCTCTTGCGAGAAAAAAGAGACCATTTCAAAAACATCGAACTCAAAAGAATCGCCGATCTTGCTGAAGAACGGACAAAAGAACTTCTTCCTTTTACAGAGATAATCCCCCAGAGACTTGGCGAGATGCTTGACGGTGTTTACGAAGCCCATTTGATAGGGGTTAAAGCACTACACAAGCAAGAGCAAGAGAAAGAAGAAGCACGCCTAAAAGAAGAGCAAAGGCTCAAAGAATTAGATCAAACTTACGCCAAAAGAGCAAAAGCCCTTTTTCCGTACACATTTACGCCGAAAAGCGTACTCACAAAGGCAACAACAGAGAGCGAATTTCAAGAAATTCTTCTCGATGCAATAGCTCAAGACGACAAAAACCGAATAAAGCAATTGAAATTGAAAGAGCAAAACAAGAAGCTCAAAAAACAAGCACAGGAAAACGAAAGAAAAATCGAACAAGCGAAAGTACAAGCGGAAATACTTGAAGATAATCGGATAAGAGAACAGAAAAAACGAGATGAAATCGCCTATCAGGAACACAAGGAACAAACTAGAATCACACTAGAAAAGACAAAACTTATCGAACAAAATCTCGCAAGGGGTGACGCTGAAAGATACAGTGACCTTTTGAACGCAATAGGCGAATTGATTGACGAAAACAGCTTTGAATCGGCTGAATACCAAGAGAAGTTGGAAGGGTTAGAACACTTTATCTTCAAAGCAAAGATTGACCAATGACAGTAAATAATCAACACAAAATACAAGTTTCTGGTGTTACTTTCTGGCTTTCCAATATCTCAAAGGAACAAGGTTGGTTTAGGGTGTTTGGTGCTGGGTTTGCTTGGAAACACGAGAGACTTGGATTGTTATTCAGTATGCGAAACGGACATTAAAAATACATCAAAATAGGCAAATGGATAATTTGGCATATAGGAGGTAATTGACCAATGACAAAATGTAAAATCGGAAAGCTATCAAAAGTCGAGAAGAAAGATTTTCCAAAAGGGGAATGTTTTATCATTGTAGGACGAAGTTTACACATCTTGACCGACCAAGATATAAGGTACATACTGAAAGAATTGGGGAAGTATGACAGAGCAACAAATACAAAAACAAATCCTTGACCTTATCAAATCAAAAAACGGTTATGCTGTGAAGGTTATCGCCGCTAATCGTGGAGGCATACCCGATATTCTCGCCTGTGTACCAGTAAAAATTACTCAAGACATGGTAGGGCAAACAAGGGGTTTATTCGTAGCGATTGAAGTCAAGAAAAAGGAAAACGAAAGACCGAAAGACCTGCAAAGGTTCAATCTTTTCTCAATTGCCGATAGTCTTGGCATTTCAGCAACAGCAAGGGGCAAGAAAGGGATCGCAAAAACCGAAAGAATTATCAATATTTTAAGAAATGGCAAACTTCCAACTTTACAAGATTTAAGTCTCGACGATTTACCCAGAAACACAGACATTGAGGACATAATATGAGTAACAAATACAAACACACCCCCAGAGACCATATCCCCACAGGCAACGAAAGACCGCGGAAAAACCACGGTCAATTTGGAGGGTATGCACAAGCATTGATGAACGGCGTAACGCTCACAGAAGGAAACATCGAAGGAATCATGCAAGAATTTTACAACATCGCACACGGTACAGGCGAGACACCAATTAAACGCCTATCGAGTAACAAACCCGAAAAGAAAGAAAAGTACATCTCGCCAATCGAAAAACTAGATATTTCTCATAGCTGGACACCCGAAGAAGATAAAACACTTCTTCAGACAGGACGAGGCCCCGAAAATGTGCGAGACGATAAAGTCAAATCGAGACTGTACAAGCTATCAGGTATGTACTGGACGAAAGAAGAAAACGCTCTTCTTAAAGCTGGACGATACCCCAAGAATCGCACAATTGCTAACTGTAAAGCAAGGTTAATGATGTTGAGAAAGGCGAAAAAAAGGGGAGGGAATCAAAAAACATGAACACTTTCGATAAAAATCAACCGCAAAAATATTGTCGAACTTGCGAACATCGGCAAAGGCGACAATGTGGCGGAAAAGTCTTTCAGTACTGTGCAGTTAGGCGAAGTAGGCGAACAAACAACGGACTTCTTAAAATCAGATGCAAGGACGAGGCCTGTCATTTGTATGAGGTGGCAAATGAGTAAGATCGTACACGGTCTAGGACTTCCCTACATGGGTAGCAAAAGACGATTAGCTGTACCGTTAATAAACTTCATGTTAAAAGAGAACCCCAAAGCTAAGTATTTTTTTGATTTGTTTGGTGGTGGTGGTGCTATGAGTTTTGAGGCAATCCAAAGACTACAAATTGAGAAAGTATTTTACAATGAGATAAACAGGGGAGTTGTCACATTGCTTGAAGATATTAGAGATAATGGGGTGACAGACAAATATTATAATTGGATAGATAGAGATACTTTTAATGAGAATAAGGACAAAGATACTTGGTTAGGTGGGTTGTGTAAGGTTGTTTGGAGTTTTGGAAATAATCAAAATGGTTATCTATTTGGCAAAGATATTGCTGGTGATAAAAAAATATTACACGACATAGTTGTCAATAAATGTGAGAAATCCCTTAAAATATTCAACGAGAAATATGAGCTTGATATTGAGATGAATCAAGGGTTGTTTGGTGAGAATAGAAAACAACGTAGAAAGAGAATGCAAAATACAATAGTCACTATTAACAATAAAGATAGAGGCTTAGAGAACTTGCAGCGTCTTGAGAACCTTGAGCGATTACAGAACCTTGAGAACCTTGAGCGATTACAGAACCTTGAGAACCTTGAGATAACTTGCCAATCCTACAGCACCGTAAACATAAACACCCCTATTGACGAGACAATCATCTATCTTGACCCACCATATAAAAAGACAGCTAAATATCAAAGCGGGATTTGTTACGATACTCTATACCGATACATTGAAGAAAGTCCTTATAAGATTTATCTAAGTAGCTATGAAAGCCCTTTGGATTGTGTTTTAGAGTTAGAACATCGAAGCATACTTTCCGCGACAGCGAATAACCCAGTGATCGAAAAACTTTTTACAAATAATCACCCACCAACGCCAAAAACATAGTATATTAAATTTTACTATTCCAAGTCAGTCAACAGAGGAGAAATATATGAAACAAACTCTCATTAATGCAGTGAAAGAGTATTTCAACGGCGGATTGGTAGCCGTTCCAGTTAAAATCTCTATCACAGCAGACCCCAAAGACCCAACAAGAAACAAAAAAAAACCACGTTTTGGCGTATCTTGGCAAAAACAGCCCGAATTCTTAAACGCTAATGCTATTATCGGCGTAATCGAGTCAGGCTTTACTTCTTATTACAGCAAGACCACAAAAAAGCCAATTAAAACCGATTACAATTCCTTAGCCCTACTCACTGGCGAAGCTCACAATCTAATAGTTCTGGACATCGACACAGCCAAGCCAAGCGGTTACAAAACCCTTGAGAAATTAGGTATCCAAATTCCCGACAAAACCCCTTGTGTCCGTACACAGAGCGGAGGTCGTCACTATTATTTCAAATTCCCTAGAGAATTAAAAGGGTTCAAGACAACCAAGTCTTTCGGCAAGGATTACCATATCGACATAAGGGGCGACGGCGGACTTGTTTTCGCACCACCGACCAAGATCGACGACACAGCAGACGCAAAAGGCGGTGAATACGAATGGATAGAACCGTTTAGAAACAATCTCCCCAATATGCCAAGAAAATTACTCGACTTTATTATCGAACAGAATAACCCGACCCCAACAAAGCCAACCGAAAAGCCAAAACCCCCACCGAAAAAGGAATATAAAGACGACGACCCTTATAAATTCGTACCCGATGCAGTCAATCTCTTATCGTCCTGTCATCTCGATTATGACAATTGGTGTCAAGTTGGTTTAGCTCTTGCGTCAATGGGCGAAGAAGGACGATCTTTCTTCCAACAAATCTCGAATAACCCAGCTTTCAACGATACACCTCAACAAATCGACAATAAATTCGACAATTTTCTCAATACTGGCTCAGGTTCTGTCAAAATTGCGTCACTTTTCAAAATAGCAAAAGACAACGGTTTTCAATATCCACGCCAAACCAAGCCCGAAAGACAAGCTCCAAAAGGCGAGCTTAAAAAACCGACAACAAAACAGCAAAAAACCGAAAGCACTATACACGGACTAACACCTCAAGACATCCTTCTTTATGCCGTTGACCAAGACAAAGGCGATGCAATTTTGGGAGCGTCACTGTTAGAAGGGCAATTTCTCTTTGACTTCAGGCGTACCAAGTGGCTAAAGTGGAACGGTACACGATGGGCAGTTGACGAAGAAGAATCTATCAGGCACACAGTCTCGACGAATCTCTATAAAATATACGAGTTTGCGTCTGTGGCTTACTTTTCGTCTATCAAAACCGAGTCAAGCGAGGGCGAAGCGTCAAGGATCAAAGCACACGCCAAAATATTAAGGGCAAAGCAAAAGAAAGCCTGTGAATTTCCGCACATGACAAGGGTTTTAAGTTGGATGAAACCCCTATTATTAACATTTCAAGAGAATTTTGATATTAATCACGATTCTCTAAATGTGGCCAACGGCACAATCGACCTAAAAACGCAAGAACTCAAACCCCACGACCCGAAAGATTTAATCTCCAAGCAAGCTCCTGTCACCTACAACAAAGACGCGAAATGTCCAGAATGGGAAAAGTTTTTAGAGACTGTTATCGTTCACCCTGACGATCCGCTCGAAGATGGTACACTTAGCACCGACGGTCTAACTATTGGAACCTTGCAAAAATACGCTGGACTTTGCCTTTCTGGTCACATAAAAGAACAGAAATTCTTATACTTATACGGACTAGGGGCAAATGGGAAGTCAATCTTCATCACAACGCTCTCTATGTTATTGGGAGCCGGCGCGAACATAGGCGGAACAAGTCACGAGGGCGGTGGCTATGTAGGACACGCACCAATAGAGCTATTTATCCACAACAGGCAAAAAGACGAAGCTCATCGCCTTAACTACCTTGCAGAACTACAAGGGGCAAGGCTAGTCGTCTGTGATGAAATTGAAGGTAAAAGAGTGATGAGCGAATCGGCGATAAAGTCTGTGACATCGGGCATCGAGAAAGTAAATGCAATGCGCAAATTTGAAAAACCCTTCTCTTATAACTTCACAGGCAAACTTATACTTTTTGGCAATCATAGACTTACGATTAAGTCTTCAGATCGCGGAATTTGGCGACGCGTATTACTCAACGAATGGTACTATAATTTTGAGCAATCACCTCACAGGGAAGATTCAACTATCGTTTTGAAACGATTCCAGAATGAACTTTCAGGTATACTCAATTGGGCGTTGACAGGACTAAAAAACTATGAAAGAGAAGGTCTAAAAGTAAGTAAGTCAATCATCGACACAACCGAACAATACAAGGACGACGCGGATCAACTCAAGCGCTGGCTAGATGAAAAGTGTACTGTTGCGCCTGAAATACTTACAACCTTTGGCGAGATATACACTTCCTACAAGAACTGGGTAGATGAAACAGACGAATATAAGGCTTTCAAGGGCAAAAATACACTAATTAGCGAGCTGTTAGAACGCGACGACTTCAACTTCAAAAAGGTCAAAAAAGGAAACCAAGGATTTAGAATCGAAGGTCTGAGAGTAAATTTCAAAACCCCCGATTTTACGCACAATAGCACATAAACAGAGAAAAAGCAATTGTCCTGACATGAACCTTTTCACTTCTTCACGAAAAGGTGAAAAAATAAAACGCCGTAACTGATTGAAAACTTAATAAGATATAGAGAAAAGTGAAAAAATCGCAAAAAAAAAGCAACCCCTATATATAATAAAAAAATAATATGTATAAACAAGTAACCCTTAAACGCAAAACAAAATTATTTTTTAACTAGGACTTTTTTTTTTCACTTTTTCTATTCTTTGTATTAACTTCTTTAATACTAATACTTTAACCCTTATATATTTTTTCACTTTTGGTGAAAAAAGAGTGAAAAAGTGAAAAAGATGAAATTAGTAAGTAAAAAGGCTTAAAAAGATAGGAAATTGAGGACTTGACAAAATCAATCATAACTTGCTAAGTTCTGGCGGTGGTGATGAGATAGGATTTTTGGAAAGATGAGAGAAACTGTGAGAGAATCAAACTAAAAATAAAGGCGGTCAAAATGACTGAAAAAGTAACAGTAACTATTCAACTCGAACTAGGTCAAACGAAATTTGATTTTAACGAATCTGAAAGAAAAGAATTAGAATACCGATTAGAAAGATATTTTGTTGACTTCACAGGTTGGAATATTGGAAGGCTAGACATTGACATTGAGGACGGTGATCAAGATGACAGTTGAGCAACTCGGAAAAGCGCGTAGTAAACCAAAAACGCTGTTTTCTTTTGGTGACGAATATTTAGAAATGAAAGCCAAAAGAATCGCAATAGCAATAAGCGAGAGAATCGAAAGCAAACAGCGAGAAGAAAGGCGAATAATTAAAAACTTTTTATCCTTGCTATTTAGTAAATAACACGTATATTTATTTAGGTTAAAAAAAACAAATGGATGAATTATGGATTTTAGACTAGACTTGAGGCGTTTCGTTGCCGAAAACGCAGATTTGCTTGGAAATTATAGTGAACTTCTAATTTATGCTGATGTTCCGGCAGGAAGGTTCTACAGGGACAATGGTGGTAATTTTTGCCAGAAGTTCAACAGTATAGAATATACGATTATCGCTAATAAGAATAGCGAGCTAATCGGCAAATATTGTGAAGATGGTCACCCAGAGAAACCAATACAAAAAATATACACACCCACATCATTAATTTTTTGAGGAAGGAGCTGTATGCAAAATTCACAAATCAAACACTATGCGCCTATTCTCTCGACAAATTATCCGCGATTACTGGAACTATTGAGAGACGAGAAAGTTATATCGGGATTTATGGCATGGTTAATAAGTGACGATGATCCTGATAAGTACTATACAAAGGGCATTACTTTGAAGTATCGTTCTGATGTCAAATGTTTTGAAATTGGTAATAGTCAAGCCTGTGAGAGCAATTGGACAGACGAGCAAATCATCGCCGATTGGAAAAAATGGAACGTCCACTATTTTGATATTCCAGACGAAAAGCGAGTTGAAAAGGCGGTTGAGTATTTGATCGAAAAAGTTGAGGGCGAAAGCTGTGAAAATTGTGGAGTTGTAGAATGTCATCCACGTGAGCCTTGCGCTTGGGAGTTTTTATCAAAGGACGCAACCGAAATCGTCACAGGTATTCAGAAAACTCTTAGGGGGCAAGATGGCGAAGAATAAAAGTATGAGTATCGGAGCCTATAATCATTTTCCACATTATCACGTATCAGGCGGTCCAGTTGACTTCTATGTCTATATCGCAGAATCAGAACACAAAAGCTCTTCTTCAAAATGGATAACTGGAAAGAAAGCCTTTGCTCTGTTACTCAGACTAAGGCACTTGTATAAAAAAGATCGCAAAGGGTTCATTGATCTTGTGCGCGAACTTCACGAAAAATATAGAAAAATGGGGTGAGATGTGTGACAATTACAGTGCAATTTCCGAATATATGAGATTAGCAGTACAGGCGACACAAAGAGCGTTTTCACCAAAGCAACGGAAAGGCGGAGCAATGAGAAGCGAAACAGGGCAATTAATCGAAAGCGAGAAATAATGCCACAAAAACCCGAAACAACAAACGCCGAGTATCAATCATCACAGCTGGTGGGTATTCAATGCCCGAAATGTCAGACCTTTGACGATCAAAGCGTCAAGTACACCACTAAAGGACGAAATATGATTACACGACTAAGGGTCTGTAAAAAATGCGGCGAACACGTCAACACAGAGGAAAAACCGATCAAACTCCATAAATAAAGCCTATATAGTACATAGAAAAAATAATACTTGAAAAACTTACATTAATAGTGTAAGTTTTTTTTGTAACCGTTGAAAGTGTGATACTGACAAGGGGTATATGGCCCGAATAACAAAATACGCACCCGAAACAATAAAGAAGGTGTTAGACTATGTACGCAAAGGGAATAAAGTCACTCATACGGCTAAGAAGTTCAATCTTCCCTATTCCACTGTGCAAACATGGGTCTCAAGGTCTGGGCAAAAAGCCCACCAAAGACGCGACAAGCAAGGCGAAATTGAGATCACGGCAATCGACCAACTTACGCCAAGAATCTACAAAGCCACTTCTGACATTCTCGATACTCTTACTAGTGCTGTTTCTGCCAAGTCTAACGCTAGGGAACGTAAGACAATCACAAGCAACCTCGCACTTAAAGACGCTGGCAAATTCACCACGCAAGACGTTAAAAATCTTGCAACAGCTCTCGGAATTGTTTTCGATAAACTCGATAAAACTCTCAAGAGTAACGATCCAAAGGGTAAGACAGGCGGAAAAATACTTGTCATGTGGGATAGTCCGCCAGTTGAAGAAGAGAAGTCTGACGAACATTATCCACCTGTGCCAATGGGCGAAGAACATGAAGAATAGAAGCGGAATAAATCCCAAAAATCACGATATTAAAATCAAGGACGGTCAAGTCGAAGGTGACAGGATTGTAAGACTTGCGCCACCTTTAGGTCCATTGGCTGAGATCGTGCATAGTAACACACAATTTCAAGTTGTTGTTTGTGGTCGAAGAGTTGGGAAAACTGGTCAAGGTTTGCGATGGTTGTTAAAACGTGCTTTACAGTGTCCAAGCCCCGAATATGAAAACTGGTATATTGCACCGACAAAGGTTTGGGCGCGCCGAGTTGCTTGGCTTAGGCTCAAAAACCTTATTCCATTAGCACTAAGGGGCGCAAAACCCCCGAATGAGACACGCTACGAAATAGAGCTTGTAAACGGAAACAGGATACGATTAGTGGGAGCAGATAAGCCTAGCGATTTAGTTGGGAACGCCATTTGGAGCGCATTGCCCGACGAATACGGCGCAATGAAAGCCGATACGTTAGCCTATATTATGCCAGCTATTGCCGATGTTAAAGGTCACCTTCTTTTCCTTGGAACGCCAAGAGGTCGAAATCATTTTTATAAGCTGTATCAATACGGATTGACATCAGGCAACCCGAAGTGGAAATCATACCCAATTTACAAGACAATCGACTCGCCTTGGGTAACAGAGCAACAAATCCAAAACGCTCGAAGCATTATGGATCCACTTTTGTTCGCACAGGAGTTTGAAGGAAGTTTTGAGAACTATCGCGGAAAAGTTTACAATGACTTTTTGTCACAGGACGCACCACACGGTAACTTGACGATTGCCGAGTTCAATCCCGAAATTGAGACATATTGCGGTTTAGACTTTGGCTGGACGCACCCTGTCGTCGCGGCGTGGATGCAATACGACCGAGTAAGAGACATTTGGTATTTATTGCGCGATGTTTTCGCTAGGAGTCAAGTCCGAACCGAGACCCTTATCGCAATGCTACACGGAAAGCCTGTCGAATTGTCAAACGGTGTTTATCAATGCCCTGTACCTAGAGAATATATTCACAACGTCAAGTATATTGCTGGACATGAGGCGAATATAAAACGAGGTGAGGCGAACGGCGCTAACATGAAAAAAATCTTACGCGCCGGCGGAATCTTCTTGAAAGTTAAGTTTCATTATTTGGCTCCGTCTTTGTCATCTGTTAGAGCCTATATTTTGAACCCATCAGGCGAACGCCGATTTTTAGTTGATAAACGTGGAAATGACAAACCGCTCCACGATCTCGAAGCGTATCACTACCCAGAGAAAGACGGTGTTTTAATCGGTGAAGAGCCTGTCAAGGATGGTAGTGACGATATTCCCGATGCTATAAGATACGTAATTGATACGATTACACCGCTGAAACAGTCAATAAGAAAAAAGGTGGGAAAATGGTATTAACCCCCGAAAGCACAGGAGTTTAATGGATTTTCTAAAAGTTTATAAATCGAGATTACAAAGCGCATTAAACGCCAACATCCCTTGGAGTGAAAAGGGCAAAATACTCTTTGCTATTGCCAAGGCTCAAGTGATCACAGATCGTCAAAGAGAAGCGGAAATTAAAATCGACTTTTACGAGGGCGACCAAGCGGACTATGTGACAAAGTACATAAAAGAGAAGTTCAAAGAGCATGAGAATCTTTTGCGCCTGTTGGATTGGTATAATATCACAAAGTTAATCGTTGATAAAATCTCTAATATTTACGCCAGCCCAGCAACTAGAACGCTAATAAACGACAAGTCTATCGCACAGAAGAAGGCTAAAGTAAAAATAGGCGAAGAACCCAAAGAAGTCAAACAAGACGTAATGCTCGCTAAACAGCAAGAGCTATTTGACGAGATCATGTCTTTGAGTAATTGGCGCGAGTTTATGACGACTGTCAACACATACACAAATATTTGTAATGAAGTGATGGTCAGACCCTTCTTCTTTGACGCACAGGGTATTATCAAGCTCGATCTTCTTACTCCCGATGTTGTCCTACCATTGCCAAACGACCAAGACCCGACAGAGCTTGAGGGGGTTATTTTCCAGAAACGATTTTACGATGATTTTTCAGTCAACAAAGACAATGACCCATCTGTAATATATCACATTTGGACGGCTACCGATTACAGCCAATTCACCGAGGACAAGGGCGAATTTACACCTAGACCAATCGAAGAAAATACAGAGGGCGTGAACCCTTATGGCATTTTACCGATTGCCATTTCCAGAAATAAAATCGCCATTGATAGAATTTTCTCAAACGATGGCAAAGACCTTATTAATTTGCAGTACAGTATCAATCGCCTAATCCTTCAGATCAATGAATTAACGCTTTTACAATCTTTCGCCGTGCCTGTGTTGACTGGTTGGGATAAAATGGAGGGTGACATACTTATCTCGCCGGGTGTGCCTTTGGTACTACCGCCGAATGACAAAATGAGCGAACAGACGGCAGGATTTGCCTATGTAACGCCAGACAGCAAGATAAGCGAACTCGAGGCACAATTGAAAGCCAAGCTCGAAAGAGTCGCAATGGTTTATAATATTGCGCCGTCCGAATTTCAGGTACAAGGCTCGCCAGCCAGTGGATACGCTATAAGGCTTATGAACAAAGGCTTAGAACAAATGTGGCATAAGCAAAACGGTTTTTATGAGTCAATGGAACAGAGAACGGCAAAAATTGTGATGAAAATTTGGAATTATCACCGTCACCACTTGACGAACGACAGCCCTTTAGCCAAGTATAAGGCTATTCAATTTGCCGATGATACGAGGCTTAACTGTATAACCAGCGTGCCGAACTTCCCCAGCGATCCAATAGAGGCAAGAGAGCGCTTGGATTGGGAAATCAGGCATAATCTCAATAATTATGTTTCCTATATGATAAAAGAGTATGGACTGTCCGAGTCTGAAGCGATTGCTACAATTGAGAAAAATCGCCAAGTCAATGAACAGTATAAGCCAGCGCCAGCGGAAGACCCTTTTGACGATGAGGGTAAGGCAATTGGTGACAACAAAAAAGACGATGGGCGTGAGTTTATCGGCAAGGTCAAAGAGGAATTACTAGACAAAAAGCCAAACACAGAGGAGCAAGATGAAGAAGAATAAAGTTTTAGACATTAACAATACGCCTGTTGACGTGGTGAAATGCTACCTGAAAGCATGGCAAGGGCGCGACCTTGTTCAGTTGCTTTTTTCTATGCAAGAGACTTTTAGACAGCAATACTCCGCTTTTAATGTTGCAACAATGTTTTTTAATAAGTCAAGACAGATCGAAAATTTCAAGGTGATTGAAGAGCAAATTCCCGAACGGAACACCGCGTCAGTCGTCCAAAGAGACGTACTTGTCGAGATCGAGTTCAAAGACATGGAGCCAGAAAAGTTTTTAGTTGTCGTAAACTGTGAGAAACAAGGCGAAAAGCCGAACGCACAAGGGCAAATGATCCCAGCCTATATTCCTTCGCCAAATGGTTTATGGGGTGTTTATCCGACACACACTTTCAGAAAGGTCAAGAAATGACAACCGAGCAGTTGATAAGCCTATTATCGAATTATACAGACGGGTTTTTGTCGAATAATATGGGGATTTTGAAATCCTTCATCTTTGCGGAAATGCGAGAAATGGCATTTAACAGCAAGGGCAAACTCACAAACTCGTCAATTAACAAAAGATCGGTTAATAGGATTAATCAACAAGTTCAAAATGTGAATAATTACAACTTCCTAGAGTTACAAGACCTAGTAAAAGAGTTCAAGTTGCTAATACAGACCAACGCCGATATGTTCAAAGAGCTTGGTTATGACGTTAATCTTTCAGCGATGCAGGATATTGAGTCAGTCCGTACTGTGCAGAGATGGGCGATGTCCGAACTTGGCGGAAAATCACAACTAATGACAGACAAAATCAAATCAACTTTTCATAAGTCAATTTATGGCAATCAATCAACAAATAAACTAATCGAGTCAATTGGCGGAAAATGGGATAATAACGCCAATTCTTACAAAGGAGGGTATCTTGCGAGCTATAAGTCTCATGCTTTCTCAATAGCAAACACAGGCTTAGCGATTGCAGACCGTAAAATATCGACTGCAATGTCCGAACAGATGGGAATTGAATGGTATATGCCAACGGGACCAAAAGGCGAAAAGATTATAAGACCATTTTGCTATGCTGTGATGAATTACAAAAACCCCAATTCTAACGGCAAAATCCCCTATTCACAGAACGCTAAGAATTTTAGAGCTTGGTATGTAGGATTGAAAGAGCTTGAGAATGTTGACGGCTATATTCACTACACAGTAATCAAAAAATTGAAAAACGAACAAAAGGGTATGAGCGATACGCTTAACACCTTTGGGGGTTGGAATTGCCGTCACCAACACACCCCAGCACGTTTCGCGATAAATCGTAAATTAATAGCGGAGTTTCCTGAACTACACAGCGAGTTCAAGGACGTGATGTACTCCGTTTCAGCTTAGAGCGTGATGCTCAATAGATAAAGGACGTAAACAATGGCGAAGAAAAAGAAAGTTGTAGTCGGTAACAACATAACAGGCAAGAACAAGGCCGCTCAACTCAAGGCGATTGGCTACTATGTTTTGATGCGTGGACAGAAGAAAGGTGGGCTCACTGAAAACAAAAAGTGGGCAATGGATAATAATAAACGCCTTATGCGTGAAAAATACCAGATGAAGAAAAGTGGCAAGGAATCCAGAGTCCATAGAAGTAAGAAAACTGGTAACTTGACAGCTTACGCAAAAGGCTAGAGACTAACGATAAATGAACCAAAACCACCAAGTAAAAGGAGGCCGTGATGGCAAACTTTGACCCAGCCAAACTAGACGAATTTCTTAACGGAATTTCAGACGAAGATCGAGCAACAGCAAGAGACTTGCTTTCAGACCCTAAAAAAATAGGGAATTACATCACTGCACACAAAAAAGCGAACAATGAAGCGATGGTCTCAAGGCAAAGCATGAAGGCTCTTATGAAAGCCACAGGAGTCGAACTCACATCAGAAGAACAGCAAGAAGTTGCGTCACATATTGACAACATCTTCCCTGATGGTGAATTTGATCCAGACGCTTGGACAGATGTTTTGAACGAATTTGGAGCGGTTGACTTGGTGAATAGTGGTGAAATGACACCAGAAGAGCTTGGACTTATCCAAGACCCAGAGACAGGCGAGATGTCTGTCGATTTAGACGATGGCGAAACATATTTGGACGACAACGGCGATTTGGTTGATGGAAACGGTTACTACGTGGACGATGACGGCAATCACACAGATAGCCCTATGAACATTGAAGATGTTGAAAAAGGCGGTTCTCAACGGTTCCACAATGAGCAATTGAAAAAACTAGAACAAAGACAGGCTGAACTCGACCAAAGAGAGCAAGCAATGGCCCTCGAACAAAAACTCATCAGACATGGGGTTGATCCCGAATCTGTGAGCGACTTCGCCAAAATCTACCCAGCATTCAAAACCGATGATGGTTCTGAAGCTACAAGCGAACAAATGACACAGCATTTTCAGGCCTTGAAAAGCAATCCAAAATATGGTGGTTTCTTCTCAAATAATATTGGGCAGAGCATATTGCCAAGCGGTGGTCGAATGGGTGTAAGCGGTGACGCAAACGCCGAGACTTATGCAAGGGCAAAAGCAAGTGGAAACATTCAAGAAATGCTGAAAGTAAACAAAAAATATTCTGTTACCGATAACCAAGGAAATGATGTTCCAGTTATCCCGACAGAACAATAAAAGGAAAAAAATATGAGTGTACTTCCAAATCCCATTCATTTTGACGCATTGAGCAACGTTGTCAGAGACTTAGGAGATGAATTTTCAGCGATTCTCTCAAGTCAAACTGATTTCTTGAGCTTGATCGGCGAAGTGGACAGAAAAGACTTCAGGAAAGACGGCAAACTCGAATGGCTCGAAGACGTTGAAGTCCCAGAACAAGACACCTTGAACAATGGTGGTGCTGTCTTAGCGGCAGATACGACCTTTGTAGTTAGTAACGTGACTTATTTCCAAGTTGGCATGGTTGTGAAATTCCGTGACGAAGAAGAAACAATGCTTGTCACGGCTATCAACACAGGCACATCGACACTTACGGTGACTCGTGCTTTCAATGGGTTACCAGCCCCAACGACTGTCGCCGATTCATCGGTCATTATGGTCGTCAATAGAGCCGTTGCCGAGTACAATAGAGCAAATCTCAATTCTGGGGTTGAACCTACTGTCGAATATAACTATTGGGAAACATTCAGAGAGGACATTGCGTTCTCGAAAATGGTTGCCGATGCCAAGCAGTACGGTTTTGACGGTAAAGATGCCTTTATCGGTTATCAACTGGAAAGATTCATGCGAAAAATCCGTGCAAGGCTCGCAAGGTCTGTTATTTGGGGCGAAAGAAACGTAGGCGGCGCAGGTGTTCCTAGTCGTATGCGTGGAGTTTATACTGCATTGAGACAGGCAGGCACAAACAAGAGCGATGCTGGCGGAGCCGCTATCACTGCGACAATGCTTAATAATTTGCTCGCTTCCATCTTTGATGATGATCAAGCGTCAATGAAAAATATTGTTCTCTATACGAACCCTATCATCGCAAGGACAATGGCAAGTTTCAATGTTGCTGTTGCCAATAGAATGGAAACCGTTGGCTTTGACTCCAAAATCGCTTCTGGTGCGACATCTGTCACATTGTTCCATTCAGACCTTGAAGCGACTGGAATGCCGAAGCTCATTGTCGATACAACAGCCCCAGCTGGTGCTTTGATGGCTCTCAATACTGACAAAATCAAGATTGCCTATGGTCCAGATGGCAGATTGCAACAGTGGGATAGCAAGCCAAAGGACGCACGTCCACAAGCTCGCCAAATCGCCGTAGCGATGGACGCTTCTCTCATTATGAAGGATCACAAGCAGTCTCACGGTTTAATCTATAACGCAAAGAAGGTGATGTAATGTCTGGTTTTTTCAACGATGCACAGGCTATTGTCGCTGGTATGTCAAATGTCACTGGTGTTCATGTCACTGGTTTTGACGCAACTGCACAGAGACCGCTCTTTGTAACCCCACCGCTCACGGCTGGGGTTAAAGGCATTGAGATCGTGGATATTGTCATCTTGTCTGACACAAGCACGACAGGAAGCGACGGTTCAAACAACTACGCTTTTCAAGTCAAGGATAAGACCAATACCAAAGACCTTCTCGCAACCGCTGTCAATACAAATGGCAATGAGTTGACCGCTGACACCGCTTTCCACATCACGCCCGACCAAGAAAATATCAATCTTGGTGTTGATACTGTCCTTGAGCTTGATATAACTGAAACTGGCACGGCTACCAAATTGGCAGATGCCGAGATTGCCGCTTTCGTCATCTGGAAATTCGAGGTATAATGGCAAAGAAAACTTATTACGCAAGAGACCCACAACATCACATCGACACAGGCGAGATTAAAATCACCTTCGATAACGGTGTTTATACGACTGGCGACCCAAAGGAGCAAAAACTCCTTGACGCAAACGATTATATTGACTCAAAACCGTTCCCAGTAACAGTTGCCAATATCTCAAAGGCACAAGCCTTGAAAGCACTTGAGCAAAACTCAAGGCTCTCGATTGAGAACAAGGAAGCGAAAGCCGACCTTGAGACAGCAAGGAAAGCCAATATCCTTCTCAATGAAAGGATCGCAGAGCTTGAGAAAGGTGGTGCGAAATGAAGTTGAAATTCGTTGCCTTACTGTTGATACTTGTTGTCTCAAGCGTATCAATGGCACAAGTAGCATTGACGTACTGGCACGGTCTTAAAACCGATTCGCTTTATGTCACTGGCGGTGCGACTCTTGACGGGCCTATCGAGTTCACGTCTGATTCAATTTATTTTGATTCAGCATGGCGGACAACTTGGGGGAGTTCATCAATAGCTACCTTTGACACTATTACAGCAACAAAGGCTAATATTACAACTATTACAAATACTCAATTAACAGGATCGTATATTATTTGTGATTCAATCTCAATAGATACTAAGATTACCGGTGGTAGATTACAAATTGATCCCGACATAACAGTTAATGGTTCGAGTACTATTGATGGTGGTCTAGATGTTGGCAGTTCAGGTGGTTTTGTGATAGTAGCTATACACTCGATTGGCTCTTTTATTGCAATTATTACAGCAACAGACACGTTCTGGGTTTATCCCGACTCGACCTAACAAATATAACACTTCAAAGAAGGTAACAAATGACACCACCAACATTGACAGCCGATAGTACTAATAACGATCTCGCTCATAATATCGAGATTACTTTCACAGATGACGCTACTTGGCGAAGTGCAATCACAAATATCACCATTAACGGTGAAGATTGCGAAGCGAACTCGTTCAAGACTGACGAAGCTGGAAAAGTTACTATTCAATGGCGGAATTTTGAGCGTGCTAGTACTCATGCAATTGCGATAATTGCCACAGGGTATGATGACGCTGAGATCAATCAAGTTGTCACTGTTGCCAAATGGCGTGATTTGACCTTCTTTGAAGTGTCTGAAAATCCTTCCTTTCCTGTTTCTGTTGACGACATTGGAGACCGTGAACCGTTTTGGGGCGACTTGGATAGAAAAGGCACTATTCACAATAAGATAAGAACAGATTTGAGTCAAATGATTCGTACTTTTTGGGCTAGTTGGGAAAAGACTATTCGCGAAGGGCAATCTGACGACTCTTTCAACTGTTTGAACTATATCAAAAACCCTAGAAGTCTTAAACCTGTGTTTTTGTTTTATGCTATGCACCGTCTTTGCTTGGCTCAATTTCAAAGCGAAGAAGATGGGTATTTTCATAAAAACAAAACCTACTATAAACAGTACCTAGACGCAAAATCGGCGGTTTTCCCTACTCTTGAATTTGAAACGCCTGTGACTAACTATTGCGACAACGAAAGACATACTCCGAGGTTTGTGAGATAATGTCAAACACCGAGCTAAAAAGCAACTTCGACCCAGTGATGAACCGATTACAAGCACTGGCAAGTTTAGACCCTGTACAAAAGCGCAGAATTACTTACGCTATGGGGTTAGTAGCTCAAGAGCAAGTCAAAGACCGAGTTAAAAGGGGCGTTTCTACCAATGGACAGAAGTTTCAAGGTTACTCAAGAACTCCTGCCTATTTCTCAAAAAAAAGAGGGGTAGCACAGAAGCTTAATCCACCTTGGGGAAAAGAGTTTGCTGGCAAAAGGCGTAAGAGATTTGCGTCTGGCGAGAAAAAAGGAAAGCTCCATCGGTCAAGGTATTTGCCAAAGGGTTATTTTGAGTTTAGGCAAGTGACAGGGCGAAACACTGATAGCAATCGTCTTATATTCACTGGTAAAATGATGAATAATCTAAAAGTTGACGCTTACGGCAAAGACGGCGCTGTCTTACATTTTCCTAGAAAGCAAGAGAACTCAAAGGCAATGGGAAACCAAGAGAAATATAAATTCTTTCTTCACAATTCGCGTGATCGAGATGAACAGGCGAAAGAAGGACGACTTGAAATGGAATATATTATGAAACAGGAAGGATTTAAGAAAACATGACCCTAGCAACATATACGGTACATAATCGAATACGGCGAGAACTGGCGACAGTACTCGAAAGCCTAGTCAATGATAGTGGTGAAATCTTGGTTTTCCAAGGTCACACAATCGCAATAGGCGCGCCGTTGTTCAGGCACGTATCGACAGGACGCTTGCACAAGTCCGAGATAAAACCCGATAACTACCCTTTGGCTTATCTTCAAACGGCTGGAACGGTTTTGACAGGCCATAACAACCGTCCATTGAGTCAAACAAGGGGGATAAGGTGTTTTATTCTCATGCAGAAAGCTACTAACAACTTGACTGACAACGCAACAATCGAAGATACCCTTGACTATTACAGGGCAAGAGTTCTGAGAGAGTTCAGGTCCAATAATCGAGATTGGGGCAATGTGCGAATAAGTCTGACGGCGACAGGGGCTGACGATGCTGAAACTAGCGAATGGTTAAATCGAGAATTTCAACACCCGATTTATTCCACTGTGGTCGATGCGACCTTCCTTTTGCCAAGCGGTAACTTGTGATGAATTGTAAAACTTGTAAAATTGGAAGTGAAATGAAAAGAATATTGTTTAAGATAGATATTCCTTCAAAAGGGATAAAAGCTGGCGAAATCCATAATCTCAATGTGACAACACAGAGAATTATTGACTCGCTGAAAAGTGGAAATTACTTTCTTGGCAACCCACAAGAAGTAAAAACACAAAAAGAGAAATTTCTCTCAAAAAGCAAAGTAAAATCAACAGGAGGTAAATAATGGGAATGTTACCTTTAAGCGTATTATTTGGAGCGTCTGGCGGTGCTACAACTTACGACACAGCCAACACTGGAGCCGTTACTTCGATGTTTACCAACTCTCACGCCGTTGGTATTATTCAAGATAAGGGCTTTTTGATGACTCGTGGTAGTGTGAACACACAACTCGCAGCCGATGACACAATCGTAAGCCGAAAAGTTCAGCTTCAAATGGGCTGTCTAGGCGATAACTATCAAATCAAATTCACCACCGAAGTCGATGAACTCAAACGCCGTTGTGGTACAGGCTCAAGAGCTTTGAACAAGGGCGGAGCTTGGAAATTCTCGGCGGAAGATGTCGAGATTAATCCACTTATGCTTGCGATGATGACAGGGCTAACTGCCTTTGTACCTTCAAAGCATTCAGGCGGTATGTTAATCGAGGTCACAGAATCCTTGGTCGTTACATCAGACGCTTTGCCTGCCTTGGCTAACGATGCCGATTGGATTGACAGTGTAAAAGTTGTTAGTTCTGGGGCTGGTTTGCACGAGGTTTTTACCCTTGCAGATAATACCGAGTTCAAATATACAGCTAGTTCAAAGGTAATTTCTTTCTTTGCATCAGCCTATGCTGACGGTGCAATTATTGAGGTTACTTATCTCTATCGGGATAGTACAGACACGGCTGGTATTGTGCTTGCTGACGATGGTTCACATTTCCCTTCGCAAATGTCCGCCGTTGTTAGTTTCTTGGCTGTTGACGATGATAATAACGCCGTGGGTCGTATCATTGCGGAAATTCCTGCAATGAGAAACACCTCGGAAATCGCAATCGGTGGGGCTAACCAAGAGCTTTCTAAGGTCTCGCAAGATTATGTTATTGACGGAATTCCTGTCTTTCATTGGCAAGAATTTGCATAATGGATCAATCAAATTACACCTTTGGGGGCAAGACTTACACCCTTGCCCTTGGGGTTCAAACAACCTTGGAGAACTTTTTCGATGCTACAAAGTTAGTATTCGATAAAATGCCCGACGAGTCTGTCGATGCGATCCGAGACTTACGATTGAGCAAAGGTAATTTTCTTCTTGACTTGCTCAAATTGCCTTTTGACACAGTTGGATTTATCACCAATAACCTACACATTTTCACCGCTTCGATGATAATCCCTTTGAACGATGAAAAATACAATATGAACTCGCTCCGTGCAGAGATTAGGGAACAAATGCCCTTTACTGTCATGGCGAGAGTGTGGGCTGATTTTTTTGGACAATCCGACATCAATTTTCTATGGTTATTGATACAGGCAATGATACCGATAGCAACGACAATAAGAAAAGCGATAATGTCGATATTGACACAAACACAGTAGGGAATTTTCTCAATGATCTTAAAACGCATATTACAAATTTCAAAAAGATTACGGTTATTTTGGCTGTTAAGTCAAACTATAATCAAAGTGAGATGGAAAACTCGTGGGAATACCCTAAAATCTTACGTGCTTACAGAGTGCTTTTCCCCGAAAAGCCAAAAGTGAAAATCCCGAAAAAATACGATACTTGGAAGTAGGTATTAAATGCCCTCAACGTGGAATGAAAAACTTGCGTATATCCTGTCTGTTGATGATAAAGGCTTTAATTTCAATGGCTCTCTTGCTCAAATTGAGTTAGTCAATAACGCTATTATTGATATGCTTTCAGGCGTGGACGAGATGTACAGTGACATGATAGGCTTAGCGTCCGCTCTTGAAACTGAAATGGCGAACGTATCAACACTTCTTGACGGTGACACGGCTGTCATTGACCGATATACTGACGCGATTATCGAACTATCGACACAAGTTCCCGAATCGGCTGTTAATCTCTCACAAGGTCTCTATCAAGTCATATCGGCTGGCGTGGACGCTTCACAGGCGATGCAAGTTCTTGAGACTTCATCAAGGGCGGCCGTTGCTGGAATGTCCGATACTTACACAGGCGTGGACGCAATCACAACAATTTTGAACGCCTATTCGATGGACGCTTCTCGTGCTGAAGAGGTATCCGATATGCTTTTCCAGACTGTGCGACTTGGTAAGACTACCTTTGGTGAGCTTTCTGGCTATGTTGGTACATTTGCAACGAACGCCGCTAGTCTTGGTATTGAGTTAAGCGATGTCTCCGCCGCTATGGCAACTATGACAAAATCGGGTCTTAAGACAGCAAGATCGGCAACCGCTCTTGACGCGATTATGAGAGAAATTTCCAAAAAGGGCGAGATTGTCAAACTGTTCAAACAAGCTGGGTATGAATCGTCTGAAATGGCGCTCAAAACTTTGGGCCTACAAGGTGCGATTAAATTGGCTGGCGATCAAGCCAAAAAGACAGGCGTAAAATTTAATCAACTTTGGGGCGAAGAGGCTTTGCGTGGTGCGACAATTCTCAATCAAAATTTTGAGATGGCAAAAAAGGACTTAGACGCAATGGCCCTTGCCTCTGGCTCGACTTCTCTTGCCTATGAAAAAGCCGTTGACACACTAGAGAACGCTGAACAAAGGCGAATCAATGCTTATGAAGCTCTATTGACAAAAATGGGTCAAGATGTGTTACCATTGCACAAGAAATATAATGAGATGTTGACAGGGATTTATGGCTCCCTTGCAAAGCTCCCAGCAAGTCAAAGAATGGTGATGACAGGAATGTTAGGAATGGCAAGGGCAACAAGCGGAATCGTGCAATTTAGCGGAAAGTGGATGAGAAACGTAGCGAGTATCAAAGAGGGGTATATGGCCCTTGCGCCGATATTGGCGAAGATTAAAGCTCTCAAGACAGGCGAAGAATTGGCGAAAGGTGCGAACGAAGCGGCGGACGCTCTCAAAGGTGCGACAGGCGGAGCAAAAAGTCTTAAAGGAATGCTTGGCAAGGCTGGACTTGGGGCCGCGATTGCTTTCACAGCTACTCAATTAATCGCCCTTGGTGGTGCGATTATGGAATTTAACGCCGCTAAAAAAGAGATGCTCGCAAGCCAAAAGGCGACCGAGGAAGCATTTACCGACATGACAGGCGGAAAAACCGAAGCTGAAAAAGCCGCTTTAATGATAGGTAACTTAAAAAAACTTGAAGAAATTTTGGCGGAAAAGCTAACAGGAAGCGAACGCGCTCAAAAGGCTAAAGCGGACGCAATTAATAAGTATATTGACCAACTAGACGCAAGGACAATCGCGGAAATAAGGGCAACAGGCTTAGAGCTAAATTCTATTGAAGATATTCGTCGTCTTAGAGAATTAGGATCGGCGCAACAGGCAATCGAAAACCAAAAAGCTCACGAGCAACATCTCCAACGCCAAGCCGACCAAGCAAAAGAACTCGAGGACGCTGTTAAAAACGGCGAGACAAAAACGCAAATTATCGAAAAACTTGTAGCTCAATATAAAGCCCTTGGAGGTTCCTACACACTGGCGAAAGAATGGGAAACACTTGACGATAAAAAGCTCAAAAAAATGATTGACGGACTAGAACTTAAAATTACTCAAATCAAAGAAAAGCACGTCAAGGACCGAGAAACTAGATTGGCAAAGCTCTCCGCGAAGAATAGACAGACGGAATATCGCATGGAGCTTGAAGAACTCAAACGGTCAACCATCGATAAAACCGACTTGCAGATCACAGAAGCTGAACGCCACTGGTCAAGGGAAAAGCAACTCGCAACTGGTAACATGACAAGACAAAAAGAGATAGACGCGGATTACGGCGAAGTCTTAAAAGAACTGTATGCACAAAGGGAAGTTCAACAAGAAGCGTATTATACGGCAATTCGCACACAGATTGAAGAAACTAGACAGGCTGAGTGGGACGCTTTTTCAGAATTCCAAAAGGACGAAGCAATCAAAGAACAATTTGAGAAAGAGACACAGCTAAAACTCGATGACTTGGATATAAAAGCAAACGATGAAAAACTAGAAAGAGGGCGAACCCTTAACGAAAAACTCAAAGACTTGGCGGCTGAAAATTATGAAGTTCAAGAAGAAACATCTAACGCAATAATCGAACTATATCGGACAATGGGAACAGAAGCAGGGCGCGCATTTGGCGAGACAAAGAGCCTAAAAGAAGCGATGAAAGCCGCTTTATTGGTCAAGCTGGAAGCTCTCAAAGCCGATTTACAGTTAAAATATGCTTTGATAACCGCTGAAGATGTTACTACAAAGGGATTTGCTGGTCTTGCAACAGCAAGTATTAAAATCGCCGCTCTCGAAGGGCTTTTCGCATTGGCAAGTAACGCCGTGGCAAGTTTTGATGATGGTGGTATCCCGACAACCGCTGGCGTGGCTACTGTTCATCCTACTGACGTTATTGTCAACCCCACAACCGATAACCCTATGATGACAGCGCTTGTCGATAGAATCACCGAAGCAATGGGCGGACAAATGGGAACAGTTGAACTCACAATGGACGGCGAGAAAATGGGCGAAGCAAATATCGGACATATTAACAGACGCAATCGCCAACTGAAAAACGGTCGAGATGTGTTTGATGAATCGAGGTTTAATTGAGCTTAAAAATATTCATTCAAATTATCGGCGGTTATCTAAGGCCACCGAACGAATTAATTGACATAACAGACAGGATTTCCGAGAACTCTCTAAAGTCCTTTTCAGAACAAATGGAAAACGGTCGATTTGCTTTCACAGCAAGTGACGTAAATATCGAGATCACTAACTTTGACGATTTTCTTTATGTGCCTGTATCGTTACCAACAACATTTTTGACGCATGGGTTTAATACTTACATTTTCTGGGAAGATGTCGAACAATTCCGAGGTGTGTCTTATTTTGGCGATGTTTCATTCGACGACATAAAAAAAACGGCAACTTTCAAAACAATTTCTTGGCTTAAAAGATTGCGTGACTTAACTCTCACAGATTGGCAAGCTCCAACGACTTTGACGGCGCTATATTCCGAGATTGACGAAAGAATTCAAGGGGTGTCTGGAAGTCCGTCTTTTGAGCCAAGCGATATTGACCTGACAGGAGTTTTAGAGTTTGAATTTGGGGTCGAGATAGGTGACAGTGATCCCGAAAGTGGGTTTGTTTACGAAGATGTCTGGCGAGATCATAGGAACGGCAAGTTTTTTGCTATCCGGCGCGATGGTGAAAATATCTCTTTTTATCAAATCCAAGGCAATGAACACACCTTAAAAGCTACCTTCCCGATTGACCTTGACGCTGTTGATTATGTCGATGTGCGAATAATAACGGTTTTTTATGTGAAGTTTATAAGGGCCGTTGCAAGTGATGATATTAGCGGAGTCACCGTAAAATATACGATTAGACGGCCGTCTGTGGCTGACCAAGTTAGAGTTAAAAATATCATCTTCCTACAAGACGGCGAAGATTTACACCCGACTTACTATTCCGCCGTTGACCAAAACGAACGCTATGCAATTACAAGCGGAGCATTATTCACAGCACCAACGATATTTGGCAATGTGGGTGAGATAGTCCGCTCCGATGGGTTTAATTTGTTCATCTTTTCAGAAATAACGGACGGAATAAGAATCGAGAAAAAGACTAGAACTGGCGTATTAATTGGAACCTATGACATAGCAGAGAATATACCTTTCGATATTAATTCGATTGACGTGAGTTCACTAAATACTATTTCTTGGTATGATTTCAAGACAGACGATGGGCGATGGTATTGGATAAGATGGGAAAGTATGAGCGATTTTTCGGGCGTGGTTAATATCGGCGATGGTGTCAATATTGCGAATGTGCCAATAGCTCAAGAATATCACATTTACCCTTTGTCTTATGCTGAAGATATTTACTGTGGAAAGTTCTCATATTGCCTTTGGCGTGAAGATTTGGGCGGTGGTGCGATAGTTTACGACGAATGGTGGACAGATGACCCTATTTTTATCATTCTTTCCGCTATGGTGTACAAAGAGACGACTCTCGAAGATATTATCACTGATTTAACGCAATTTTTCAACGGTCAATTTTTTGTCAAAGATGGAACGGTTTTTATTATCAATAGGGGCAAGTCAAGGGGTGAGTTCACTGTCTCAACGGATTGGATAGAGAAAAGCAACTTTGATCGAACTTTGCGCGAAGAAATTGAGAAAAAACCGTTTTTGGATATTAGGGCCAATAAAGCAAGTGACGACAAAGACAATCTTTACTCAACGCGAACACTAATGGGGACACTACGAAACTATTACAAGACGGCTAACAGATGGGTAAAGAGAACGCTCACGATTCCGCTCACAGTTGCGAAAGACATAAGACTAGGGTCAAAGGTAACGATAACCGAGACAGGCGATTCTGGGGTCGTTATAGAGCGTGGAATAAATGTCGAAAACAAGGGCAAGATGGCGAGCCTTACAATTGAAACCGAGATAACTTAGACAAACCCCTTGACAACCGACAGCGTAAGCCGTATTATACTCGTGCATATACATCTCCGTTTGGGAACTGACCTCGCTCTGTGCTATCCTCTGGCACGGAGCTTTTTTTTATTAAAGCCTAAATACTTCTTGACGATAATTATAAATAGTAGTTTATTATTTATAAGCCAATAAATAAATAAGTATTTATTGTAAAAATGGAGGTTGTTATGGCGAAAGAAAGACTCGCAGGCGGTGCTTTGAAGGTTATAAGGGGACGATTGTCTATCTCAAAGAGCTTGTTTCTTCCCTTGCAGATTAGTGATTGGTTACAGGCAAAGGCAAAAAGGGATCACATGACACTAACTGGGCTTGTACTGGAGATCATTACTAAGCACATTAAGGAATTTGACCCTAATTATTGGGGCGATACTAGGGTAAAGTACGAGGACAAGACAGATGAATATTTGGCGAAGGGTGAAAGTTAAATCTTCTCAAAAATAAGCAAACAAAAAGGGGCAATTAACCCCTTTTTGTTTGTAGCTGTATGAAAGAAGTAGTGTGGAAGTTAAGGACTTGGCGGATAATCGACTACGCTATCCATTTTTTTTGTGAGTTGGTGGATAACTTCTCTTGTCGCTGTTTCTCTTGAAATGTCGAGTTTGTCGATTAGAACGTCAACAGTCTGATCGAGAATATCGTCCCATGTTGCCTTTGGGAAAGCAAAGCAGAGTTGATCGGTGAGTCTATCGGCAAGAAGGGCGATTTCTTTGGCTTTGTAAAATCGACTTGGTTTGCTGTGTACCCACGGTTTCACGTATTGCCCTACGAGCCAACCCAAGATAAGCATCGCAATCGGTAAAATACCGACCTCAAGTATTTTCAAGATTATTGCATTTGTCATTTTTGCTCTCCTTTGAAATAGTTTTCGACAGTAGATGTCAAGGTCTCAATACTGCCCTTTATTGTTGCAAAGCCAACGTCCATTTTGTTCTGGAGCGATAACTGCTTCGCCTGTTGTTCTAATTTATATTCTGCAAGGCGCTTCTCGTGATTATCGACCTTATCGTCAAGATCATTGTGTTTTACGTGCAAGCGGTCATGTCTTGTGATGACAGAGCGGAAAAGTAATCCGATTAATGTGATGACAATCGGTACACCAATTCCAACAAGCCACTTGAATGTGATTATTTCTTCAGCCATTTTCCCCATTTCGTTTAATTGTTAATCGTGCCAGCGTGCTATTTCTTCTGTTCTGCAATCAATGTGAACAAAATTTCCTTCGGTATAAACCCCTAACCCTCCGAAATGTTGCATCACATCTTTACATATTCGTACAAAATCCTTGAACAGCATCATATTGGGGCATTTTAAGTCCATTGCTTGACCTTTTATGTGCCTTGACCTTTTAGAACCGCCTACGGCTATATTGTGAGCTTCACAGCGACAACCTGAAAGAATAAAAACTGGAATCTCATAGCCAATGTGGACCGCGCATTTAGTCCGAATTGCTTCAAATCGTCTGACTATTTCTCTTTCAATTATCTCGAACCCACACCCACATTTACAGGCGATTTCTCTTGTGGATATGTGAGCGGAAATCATCGTCACTTTTTGACCTCAATTTTCTTTGTTTCAATTGGCTTGACTGTGATAGGTTTGCCTTCTTTGTCTTTTTTATTCGTGGAATCTGTTTTTAATCCTTGAGACAACCCTACAAATAGCTTGTTTCGAAGCTCTGTATCAATGTCTAGTCTTTTCTCAAATAGAGTATCACAAGTAATATATTTGTCACTTCCATCTGAAAGAAACGATGTTTTGATTTCTTTAATATCTGAAACCAAGGGAATAGACTCAAATATTATAATGGTATCTATTTTTACACCGTTTTTCTTGTGAATTTCCCTACTGAAAACAATATCATTCTCATTTACATTTGCCCTGTTCCAATTCTCTTTCAATTGAATCTTTTCTGTCTCTGAAAGTTCTTTACTGACTCCGATAAATACGGTCGTCAAAACGACTGCTATCAATATAATTTTTCTCATTATAAATCTCCTATTTGTTATTTAACCCATTGTTGCCGTGAACCCATTGAGTCTATTTCGTGGTGAAAATCAAATTGCAATAATGCAGGTGAATTAGGGTTACTAGTGCCAACCCACGCATCGCTAGCGGGGTCGTCTCTGTATAATCTGCAATTTTGAACAAAGCTGAATTGATAAGTAAGTCGTCCCATACGCTTTGAGTCGTTATCCCTTGTTTTGCTTTATATGCCATAATCCCCCTTTAGTATATGAACCAATCTGTACCATCAGAGTACAAATTGATAGAGTCATAATCGCTTGTTAATGTAACCCCTGCAACATTGCCATCTATTTTATCGCCTGTATCTTGACAGTCGATTGTGATAGTGTTAGTTCCTGCATTTCCACCACCGTCTTTTATAGTCAATACCCTGCCAGATTTATTCAATGCCGTTGGAATAGTGATTGCACAAGTTCCAGTTACTGAATAGGTGACATTTAGAATATTATCGGTTTTTAATATGCTGTATGTGCTTGTATTTACGGTTGTCAATTCTATCACCATTGAGCGAATATCGATAGAATCTGCAAGAATACCACCACCAACCGCTAGGGAATAAGTCGGCGTTGTTGCATCGTTTGTGTTTATGCAGAAAAAGCCTTTGTTAACTGAATCAAAGAATTGTGCTTGGTAGTTGGTTGCAATGTCTACGTTGTTTCCGTGTACAAAACCAGCCAAACCCGAAGTGGAATTGTTGAAACCACCTGCAATAACTGCATATTGTCCTGATGTTGTGTTGCCAGAACCGCCTAGAATTGCACCGTATTTTTCACTTGAAGCATTCCCAGAGCCACCACCGATAAAGGAATAGTCTGAATCGGCATTAATGTCATTATCCATCCCACCGCATACAGTAGCGTAATCGGTTTCGTTTCCTGATGCACTGTGTATAGAATTGTTTCTCCCCCCACCAATAAAACCATAGTCTGTGCGGTTAGAAATGGTGTTGGCATATCCTCCAGCAATAGTACACCAAGAGCCGATCGCTCCAATGTCATTACTAGACCCACCGCCTATAAAGCAACTGCCCGATGAGATTTGATTTCCGCTACCGCCACCTATTACAGAAAAAGAGGAATAATCATCCAAATTATTATTTTGTCCACCGCCAATAAATCCATAATATGCCGCAGCATCTTCTATCCAATTGGCACGACCTCCTGCAATTGTAGAATAGTCATCCTGAACTCTGTTGTAATGACCACCACCAATAGTAGCATAGTCACCGCTCGCCAATGCTTGAAACCCCATCGCAATAGAATTGTCACCAGTCGCACTCGGAGCAGTCGCAAAAGTACCGTTTTCTGCATAGCTCAATAATGTTGCACCACCACTTGCAATCGAATCTATATCAATATAGCCGATAGTTCCATCTGCTTTTAATGTCAATACGGTGTCGGTCTGTTGGATAGGCAAGCCCTCAAGTGCTAAGTTACCTGTGAAAACATTATATTCGTAAGATGACATGAAGGTTGAATCGGCTGTTAAAGTGTCTTGTGTGCCGATTAGCATTGAGTAAGTTGCGAAGGTGTCGATATAGGTGTAATAGCCGATGCTTGTTGAGTAAGCGGCTAATGCCTTTGATAAATAACCGAAAGCTGTTGAGTAATCCCCTTTAGCATCGCACTCGAAGCCAAATGCTGTTGATGCTGTACCGCTTGCAGTCGTATTAATTCCCCATGCAGTAGCACACTCGTTATTTGCCGTCGTACCGAAGCCAAATGCTGTAGATGCCGTACCGCTTGATGTAGATGATAAAGCACCCCAAGCAGTAGAAAAGTTGCCGCTTGCAGTCGTATTATCACCCCAAGCAGTTGAATAATTTCCACTTACAGTCACACCACTTCCAAGAGCCGTCCCATAATTACTATGCCCAATTGTCGAACCACTAAACCAAATAGCTCTATCCGATATGAAAACACTACCAGAACCGATTTTCACGATTATGCTTGAATCATTTGTGGCAATATTGAAAGTGTCCGAGACTTGATATAATTTTGTCGTGTCTGTTTGAGAGCCGTCAACAAACTTGATTTCATTAGCCCCAAAACTCGTATTCATGTTGATTTTCAAAATATCGTTATCATCGTCTGCGAATACTACTGAATCGTTATAAGCCTTTATTGTGAAGGTATCCACAGAATCACTTGAAACAACGCTGAAAAAAGTCTCAATCCATTCCATTTCGCCTGTGATTGAATCACCATAAAAAGCCGCACTTAAATCCAAGGTGTCAAGTTCACAGACTGAAATACAGTGAATTATATCACCAGTAGCTCTATACTCATAAGGTAAACCATCGGAATTATATGGAGCGTATCCTTGTGGAAATTTGAAACATATCGAATCTGCACAGTCACTAGAACCGCCACAATCGGGAATAATAAGTGAGTCTTGCCACTCCCAACAAGTAGTATTGATAATCGTGTCAGGATAGTGCAAGGCGAAAATGACTTGAGAACCCAAGTAATATTGATTCTTAGAGTAAACGCCTGTCTCAACTTTCAAGGGTTCAAAGTAATTAATTGTGGGTTGAATAGAATAAACATAAGTATTATATTCGTTTAAGGTGTCCAAATTAAAGCTCTCTCCGTTAATCCTAACATAAGGGACAATATCGTCACTAGGTGCTAAAATATACCAATCTGGTTGAGCTTCGTTTATATCTCTAATCTCGTCTTCACTATACATATCTGAAAAATTGACAGTCTTGTGGAATCGATAAGCTCGCCTATTCAAACCGTGTGACACAGTCATTATATCGCCTGCGTTTGTACTCCCAAAACTCGAATGTACTGGAATTGTATCGCCAATAAAGCAACCGAAATTATTAGTTGTGTCATATTCAAAATATAAGGCGTTCACAATATTAATCGTGCTGTCTAAATCACCATCAATTAAGGGAAAAACTTCATCTCCAACATTAAATAAGTCTGTAATGGTATCAAGATAAGAAGTCATATAAGTATCGTGTCCAAAAAGCCTTGCACTTACCGCTCTGTCGCTAGTGCCAATATCCATTGAATTAGCAACCGTATGTCTTGCATATTGAAAACGTAAAGGATTGCCGGGACTTCCTCGCACATCTCGTCTTGTAGCAGTCGCCCAAATGTCACCACTTGTGTTCCAAGTGGCCCAACTAGTAGAAAGACACATAAAAGCATCAAGGGAATCGACTGTGATTGTAGTATCTGCACCAGTTGAGCAATCACAACTTTTAACCCACAAGCCACCACCTGAATTATAGGTGTCACCGCCGAAAATCCATGTTCTCAAATCATTGATATTAATCGTATCACCAACGGCAAAGAATGAGTCCAAGCTATCTGAGTACCAATAAGTAACTCTTTCATCTGTATAATAATTTGTAGTGTAATTATTGATCGTTACCGTATTATCAACATAATCACCAGTAATTTGGATTATACCAGCATTAACGACATGACAAGAATCTCTCGAATCTCGATAAGTCATATTCCAAATGTCAAAATTGAGCGTATCCGTTCCAGTAATCTCCCACCACATCACTTTTAAGACTGAATCGCAAAAGACACAATAGAAAGTATCATTTGCCACCGTATCAATGGAAGTAATTAAACTCTCACAAAAAGCATCTTTGAAAGTCGTGAAGTACGTTCTGTCATTGCCACCAAAGACAAAGACTGAATCTATACTTACAATGACTAAAGTGTCACTTCCAAAATATAAAGTATCAACTGAATTATCAAGAATAACTGGAATATAAACAATATTGGAGTCAATGATAATCGTATCACTGCCGATTATAACCGTGTCACCGATCCAAGTTTCAATGATTCCCCAACCAGTTGAAAGCACAGTGTCAGGACAACAATCCTCTCTCATTTCATCTGGAAAAGTTGTCCCTTCTTTGTGCAAAAGATAGACATCGCTACAAACAGAATTTGCGTCATAATCGGCTGTGTTGCCACCTTTCCACGTTTGACTAAGTGCTAGTTCTGCAAAAAAGAACGTGAAGACTATCAAAAGCAATAAAGTCAATATCGCCAAATAGTCATAAAAATACTCTTTGAATTTATTAAACATTTTTCTCCTTAATTTCATCGAACCCATTTGGGTATTTTGCCTTGAGTTGCTTGGTGACTGCCTTTGCCGTCATTTCAAGGTGTTTCTGCATGACGATTTTACTTACTCTATCTAAGACTAACCCGAAATATTCCTTGAGCTCCGCCTTGAGTTTGAGTTCATCGTCTGTCAATCTGTTTTTCAAGTTCTTGTGAACCATATCTTAGTCCTCCAATGTGAAATGCCTTTGGGGTCTGTTGTCCAGAGTTGCAATTCATCACCAGCCGTTATTGGCAAGGATAGCCCTGAGATATTGCCTTGCTTGTTAGAACTTGCCACCGTAAAACTTCCAGACGTACCAGTTGTAGTTGATTTATATTTCATCGTACAATCACCACTTAAAGCCGATTGACTATAAAATTCTATCCCTGTAATTGTTACATTGTGTATCTGGAAGATTTGCCTGATGTAATTCGTCAATGGCGAACCGCCTGACTCCGTTGCAGTTGGGAAGTTCTCACTATCGCCTATATCAATTGAATCCAAAGCATAGACACTTGAAGAACCGCCCCCACTTGTGCAAACCGACAAGCCATTGAGTACACCACTAAACTCTTGAGTATAAGTTGGAATCTCAACTTCAATGCTCTGCACAGTTGACCAAGTGAAAGAAGAATCTGCTCGACCCTTCGCACCGATAGCATAATAAAGCACAAGATTTGTATTAATTGAGCTTGTTAAATCGAATCTTCGCGAATAATAAGGGATTTCTGAAAGTGGTGTCAATTGGCGTGTTTCATGTGCTAAATCGGAATAAGTCGCCGGTAAACTTTCGCCTGTGTGTTTCCATAAATGCCTTGTCTTGTACTCAATACCGTTCACATCTTGAGCCGTCCACAGTACATCGACTCCCATATCGCCTAGAAAGTCATGTATTCCTGAAGGTGTGACTGCATTGCCTGTCTCAAGAGCCGTTATCCTGACTTCGTGATCATCTAAAGCACTCTCGACATCGGTAAAAACTCCGACTGTGCAGGTTATTCCACTTGCTGAATGTGCGTCCGTTGTGTTGTCGAGATGGGTTTTTAGACTGTCGTCAGAAGCTCTTGACCAAGTAGCACCAGCAATCTCATCAAGGGCAAGCTTTAGGTCTGTGTTAAGCCTTGCTTGATCGGTTGCAGGTATTGCGATTGCGTTTGTCTCGTGTCTCATGTCTGTATCGTCGTCGTTGATATGATTATCGAAGTCTAATGTTGAATGATGAATATTCTCTTTGTGACCTATTGTCGTATAGACAGGCGAACCGCCCGAATCGTCTTTGAGTTGAAGTCTATATTTTCCCTTTGGTATCCATTGAAAAAAATAGCTATTAGGATTGCCGACAGGGTTATCCTCCGTCAGTTCCCACCATTCATTGACATCTATCACAGCAGGGGTAGATGGATCGGCGTAAGCACTGCCGATATATCGACAAGCGAATATTCCAGCCCTTGCCGTGCCAGCCCCTGTGAGCTTTGCCCCTATGTACTCTAATACGTTTAATTTTCTCGCCATATCACTCCTTAATTATGTAAATACTTCAATGTCTGGACTTGCCCACGACTCGCACAGTGTACCGAACTCCATTACATCGGTTATAATTGGCTCGACCATTGGTAAGCGTTTTGTCTCGAATAGCTGTACAGTCTCTAATATCAAATTGTGTGGTTTATAGCCGATATAACGACCCCCGAAATGTTCTGTGTTCACTGGGGGTTTTGAGATTTTGACGACTTCCAGAGTAGGTCTTGTCTCATCGCCAGCAGGGGTGAAGTAAAATTTCCTTGGAGCCGTTGCCCCTGTTGGATCAAAAGAGAAGTTGACCTTTTCCATCATGCTTTCCAAGTCCATAAGCATTTGGAAAGTTTCTCGACCCATAAAGTCAAATTTTATTTCCCACTGTGCCTTATAAGAAACTACCTTGCGAAGTTTCTTGCCTGTTAAAGACTCAAAGTCATAATCCTTCTCGACATCTAGCCATTTGGGACCTTCGATCAGAATAAATTTGTCGTTGAAATAGAAAACACCGCCGTCAGAAACTCTTATTTGACCGTCCTGGACAGTGCCACCGCTAGTGTGGGAAGTGGTGACAATATTGCCAAAAAAGCTATTATCCATAGAAATACCCTCCTATTTATATTATAGTATAGAGATTTTCAAGAAAAATGCAACAAAAAACCCCTTGACCAGTGTAAAACATAGTCAAGGGGTAAGTAGGGGTTACTTTTAATTTTTTCCTTGTTCACAAATCTATCTCAACTTTCATAGGCAATTCCTTTCTTTGAGTTTTTTTTGCCTCTATCGAATCCAAAAATGTACACAACTTAATGCAGCAAGAATTAGCATCTGTACTGCAAATATTTTCAATGCGAGTTTTTCGTCCAAATCCCTCAGCTTGTCAATCCTATTCCTAATTTTGGCAGCATTTGCAACCATTAGAAAAATGATTGCCAAAATGCAAAATCCCAGTAACAATTCCATATAATACTACTCCCTTTTCTAGTTGTTTTTTCTTCTCACAAATCAATATCAATTTTCATAGGCAACTCCTTTCTTATTGTTGTTTTTCTATTCTTCCATCAATTCAACACCGATTTTCTCGGCAATCTTTTCTAGTTCTTCTAGCGAGATAGGTTCGTTGTGTTCCATATAGCCACAATTGGCGAAATCGCCATCCTCGTCAGCGACTTGCCATGTATCGTTTTCAGGAAAAATGCGGATCAAATCACTTTTTTCAACACCTTCATAGGCATCTTGGAAATCAAAACCACTTCCTTCATAATTTTCTAGCTCTTCGATCGTTGCTTCTAGGACGATGTTTTTTTCTGAGAATGTCATAGTGTCTCCTTACTTTTGTTTTTGTCTTTGTTTTATTTTGTGATTTTTTCGACTTCATCTGCAATGATTCCACAAATAGCGTTCAAGGAGTCGCACCACCCTGGGCGAGTTGCAACCCAAGATAGTCCGCTTTTTTTGTGGTCGCCAATGTTGCGAGCAGTTCTATAGTAGTCATTTTCGTCATCGGTGATGTAGCCAGCTTGTTCGTATTTGTATTGCACATAGATTCTATACTTTCCATCTTTTTGCCAGACCTTCAGTGTTCCGCTAATTTTTGCTTCGACCGCTTCGATTATTTCTTGTGTGATTAGAGTGCGTTTCATTTTGTTCTCCATTTTTTTTGTTTTTTTTTGTTTTCTACTTTTCACAAATCTTTCTCATTTTTTCATATTCTCCAGTTCTTTAGTTTTTTGTTTTGTTGAAATTTTGGGTGTTCACCAATTTTCTTTTTTTTCAATTCCAACTATTTAGTTTTCAATTTCTTTCGTCTCTCAAGTATTAATATATATCTCATTTCGAGAATGTCAAGAAA